AGCGCGGCTTCGTTCAACTCGTGGGTGCTGTGCAGGGCTATCTACGCTACCTCAAGGACGATGAGCGCCGATCGGCCAAGTCCGCCGCCGACAGCCGGGTGCGCGATGCGCGGGCGCTGGAGATCGAGCTTCGGATCGCGGAACGCTCGCGGGAACTGATCCCGGTCGAGGATGCGCTGAGCGACATGGCGGAACTGGCCGGCATGGTCCGCTCCGAGCTTGCAGGCCTGCCCGCCCGGCTGACCCGCATCGTGGCCGAGCGCCAGAAGGTAGAAACGGAGATCGATGGCATCCTCTCGCGCCTTTCCCAGCGAGCCGCAGAAAAGGCTGAAGGCCTGGAGGCTGGCCGAAGCCATCCTCCGGCCGGCGCCGAAGCTTCCGCCTGACGAGTGGGCGCGCCTCCATCGGGTCTATCCGGAGACTTCAGGGCTTCCGGGCCCGCGGGATGCCTGGCTTACGCCCTACATGGTGCCAATGGCCCGGGCTGTCCATGGCGGTCAGTACAAGCGTGTTGTCATGGTGTGCTCTGCCCAGTCTGGGAAGACTGAAAATCTGATTGACCTCATCGGGGCACGACTGGATCAGCGACCGGCACCCATTCTTTACGTCGGCCCGATCAGGGACTTTCTGACCGACCAGTTCGAGCCGCGGTTGATGAACCTGCTCGACGAAGCTGAGACGCTCTCGGCCAAGGTGGTGCGCGGTCGGCGCATGAAGAAGACGCTCAAGATGGTGGCCGGCGTGCCGGTGCGGCTGGCGCATGCCGGGTCGTCGGCGTCCCTCAAGTCGAGTCCGGCAGCCCTCGCTCTGGTCGATGAGTACGACGAGATGCTGGCCAATGTGAAGGGACAGGGAGATCCCCTGGGGCTGGTCGAAGCCCGTGGGGAGACCTACGCTGATTTCGTCACAGCGATCACTTCGACGCCGTCGCGCGGCCTTGTAGAAACCGAACTCGACGAGAAGAGCGGGCTGCGCTTCTGGAAAATCGCGGTACCTGAGGCCGTCGAGAGCGCCATCTGGAAGCTCTGGCAGTCTGGCACACGGCATCACTTCTGCTGGCCGTGCCTCCACTGCGACAAATGCTTCGTGCCGCGCTTCGAGCAGATGCGCTGGCCGGAGAATGCCACACCGGCGGAAGCCGCCAGATCCGCCCAGCTGCAGTGTCCTCATTGCGGCGGGCTGCATCAGGATGCCGACAAGCAGGAGATGAACGCCCGCGGGCTCTATGTTGCGCCGGGGCAATGGGTGGAAGAGGGGGAAGTTCGGGGCGAGCCGCCTGAAAATGCGGTGATCAGTTTCTGGGCGAGCGGGCTTGCCAGCCCTTTCGTCACCTGGGGCACCCGGATCAAGCGTTATGTCCGCGCCCTGGCCTCGGGCGATCCCGACCAGGTGCAGACGGCTCTCAATGCCGGGTTCGGCGAATGCTTTACACCGGCGGCGGGCCGCGATGCGTTGGACTGGCAGGAGATCCTGCAGCGCCGCGAACCTTACCGCATGAAAGAGGTACCCGGCGGCGTCCTCCGCCTCGGCATGGGCGTCGATGTTCAGAAGCTGTCTTTATACTACACCATCCGCGGCTTCGGCGCCCGGGGTCGCTCCTGGCTCATCGACCGTGGACAGCTATATGGCCCCACCGACGATGACGAGGTGTGGAACGCGCTGGCCGACCTGATGTTGTCGCCCATCGCCGGACTTCAGATCGAGCGTGTCTTCGTCGACTCTGGCTTTCGGCCGAACAAGCCCGATGCCGGTGACGAGCACAAGGTCTACGAGTTCACCAGGCGGTATCCGTGGCTGGTCTCTCCCACCAAGGGCCGGTCGACCATGTCGCCGCCTTATCGCGTCTCGAAGATCGAGGTGACGCCGAGGGGCAAGAAGGCGTCCTATTCGATCGACCTCGTCTGGCTGTCGACTGACTTCTTCAAGTCGCTGCTGGTGTCACGCATCCGCACGCCGCTCGACCAGCCGGGTTCATTCATCGTGCCTGACGATATCGACGAGGATTACGCGAAACAGTTGGTGTCAGAGGTGCGTGTCGTCGATGGCGCCACGGGCAAGCCGCAGTGGGTGCAGAAGTCCCGCGCAAACCACTATCTCGACTGCGAGGCGCTCGCCATGGCGATCGGCTACTCGCTGAACGTCCAGCGCATTCCGGATGGCGTGACGCGGGAAGGTCGGACTGGTGATTCCACAACAGTGGCCGATGGCGAGGAAGTCCCCGACACGGAGACATCATCGGCAAGAGCGGTTCCCGCGCTGGCGGCAGCGGCGATGCCGGATTTGCGCTCGCGGTTTGCAGGGCTGTCGTCTCGATTGAACAGGTGACCTGATGGGCATGATGGACCGGGTGAGGGATTGGCTGGCGCCGTCCCGAGCAATATCTGTCCCGCCTGCAGCCATTCGCTCTGATTTCATGCGCGGCAATCGTGGCGTGGTGTTCGGCGGCTGGCGGCCTGCCTTGCGTGAAGCCTCCGATGACGTCGGCTCATCCTGGGATCTGGCCGCTGCGCGCACCATCGACCTGATCCAGAACTCCGGCTGGATGGCGGGCGCCCTGGATCAGGCGGTCGCCAATACAGTCGGCACCGGGCTTCGTCTCAAGGCCATGCCGGAGAACGATCTGTTCGGCATGAGCAATGCCGAGGCGGAAAGCTGGGCGCAAATGGTCGAGCAGCGATGGAGCCTTTGGGCCGACAAGCCCTACGAGTGCGACATTGAGGGACGGCGCTCCTTCGGGCTCATGCAGGCAGCGGCCTTCCGCTCGTGGTTCGCCACCGGCGAGATCTGGTCGGAACTGCTATGGCGCGAGCGCCCCGGCAGTCGCTACGGCACCAAGGTGAGGCTCGTGCCGCCACACCGCGTGGTGCGCCGAACCGAGCCCGCGCGCAACATGCTGCAAGGTGTGCGCATGGATGCCGACGGAATGCCTGTTTCGTATCTGGCGACGCGCAAGGATCCGGCGCTCGGTACGGTGGAATTCGATGTCGTAGCCCGCGACAGTCTGGGCAGGACCCGTGTCATCCATGTGTTTGATGGCATGCCAGGGCAGGTGCGGGGAATTTCTCCGCTCACACCCGCCCTGCAGGTGGCGCGCCAGTTCGACCAGCTTTCGGATGCGACCCTCACGGCAGCAATCCTGCAGACCGTGTTTGCGGCCTCCATCACCTCGGACGAGCCGACGGAGGAAGTTCTCTCGGGCCTGCTCACGCCGCAGGAGCAGGCACGGCTTTCAGCCAGCGGCATCTCGCCGTGGGACGCCTATATCCAGGCGCAGTCCGGCTGGTACGATAACGCCACCATCAATCTCGGCATCAATGGCCGGATTGCCCATCTCTTTCCGGGCCAGAAGCTCGAGCTTCACCGCGCCCAGCACCCGCATTCGGACTACCGGGATTTCGCTGCCCATTTGTTGCGAGAACTCGCCCGCTGCATGGGCCTCACCTATGAGAGTGCCACGGCGGATTATACGAATGCCACCTATTCCAGTGTGCGCATGGCGTCTGGCGAGATCTTCCAGATCACGCTCTACCGACGGGCGCATGTTCTCGGGCCATTCTGCACAGCCGTTTACGAAGCCTGGCTCGAGGAAGAGATCGCGCGCGGCGGCATTCCCTTTCCGGGTGGGCTCGAAGGATTTCTTGCCAACCGGTCTGCCGCTTCGCGCGCCATCTGGCGGGGAGCACCGAAACCCCAGGCGGACGATCTCAAGATGGCCAAGGCCCACGAGATCTGGTGCCGGCTCGGCGTCATGACGGATGCGGCGATCGCCGAGGACCTCGGGCACGACATCGAGGATGTCTACGCGCAGCGCGCCCGCGAGAAGGCGCTGCGTGCGACCTACGGCCTGCCCGACCACCAGTACCAGGGGATTACCAACCCTTCCGGTGACACCACAGACGACCCTGCCGCTGAGGGTCTTTCCGAGGACAGCTCACAGCAATGACCATCATTACAGATTACGCAGATCCGTGCGCGGTGCTGCCGCGGATCCGCGAAGCCTATTACGCACTCCTCGAAGGCCGGCGGCCGGAAGTGATCGAGTTCGACGCGGGCAATGGTGTCCGGCGCAAGGTGCAATACGGAAAGACGGATCTTTCCGCGCTTCGGTCCGAACTGAGTCGGCTTGAAAGCCATTGCGGTCGGTCCGGTGG